CTAGGTATCGCCACTTCTCTGAAGCCTATAGAAACGCTGCTCACGAATTAGGTATACCAATTGCTAATCAAGTTCAAGCGGTAACATGGGGAACTCAACCAAAGGGAAGACAGGCAAATGGCTAGAGGTAGTGGAACAGACGGTCGTTATGACCACACAAAGCCTTGGACTCAACGTCCTCCATTTATGCCTGACCAAGTTGCAAAACGCTGGCAATATAGCGGTCCTTGGTCTTCTAACGAAGAACGTTTAACTTCTCAAGCACTAATGGTTATGAATGTTCCAGGTGCAGACATTCAAGCAATGGTTCGCCCTAACCTTCCTCAAATTCGTTTATTTCCAGAAAAATACGGCTACAACAGAAAAACTTTAGGCATCGATGACATAGTTACTATCGACCGTAATTACATTGAACCAAGAGTTGGTTGGTACTCAGGAGGAGTAGCAGGTTACACAGGTTCTATGAGAAACAGTTTGGGGAATAATTAATGGATGAAGAATCAGGCGGTTTAACTTTGGATATGCAAGCCAAATTAGTTATGGATAACACCGTAAAATATAACGGCTCTGCTCCTTGCCCACAGTGTGGTGTTATTATGGACCCTGTGTCTATGATGTATAGCAAAGGTATGTGTCCACAGTGTTTCTCCCAGCATTCTGCAAAACGTCTTAAGGATAGAATGGCATGAGCAAGAAACCACGGACAAAAACTAAAAGCGGTAAGCCACTACTTAAGTCAGGAAAAATTGCTGTCCCTACAGTAAAAAGAGGTGAAGACGGAAAGTTAGTTGGCACTTCTCCTCAAGAAAGGGAGGCTGCTCGTAGAACAGAACTACCTACGGCTGACAGAAACAAAATGGGAGTTCCAGAACCAACGGTTGGTTCAGTCCAAAGAGTTTCAGCAGTTCGTGGTGTTGGCACACCCGCAAAAGGTGCAGCAGGTTCTTACCCTGTTATAAAGGGTCTTGTAGACCAAGCAAGAATGCACCTAAAGAACATGCAAGAAACTCACGGAACCCCAGCCTTCCATGAGCACCATGAGTCCTTTAACCAAGTCCATGCAACCCTAGCCATAGGTGCTCCAGACATTCATGTGTCCCTCAAAGTGGCAAAAGACCAAGTGGTGAACCCCACCGAAAACTCTTCAAAGCACTTAGCCCTGGCTCATCAAGCAATTGATGACAGACTTAGCATTTATAAGAACTCCTCAGAGAGTAACATTGAGAATAGTCAAGCAGGCTATCAGGAACGTATGAGAAAAATTCGTGCTGAAAGGAACAACTCATGAATTGGAATGACCGCCGTAAGGCAAAAAATGCTGCAAGTTCAGAAATGAAAAAAAACCTTTCTGCTATGGCAAAAGCGGGAACTTTACGTGCAGAACCAAAGCGTTCCGCAGATAACTGGTCAAGTACTGGAAAAGACGAACGCCGTGCTGTTTCTAATGAAGCACGTCAAGTTGGTTGGGAAGCAGGCAACGACCCATACGCTAGAGCAAAAAATTACAAGACTGCAGCAAAACGTGTCTCCGACAACCCTGCAAAGTATCACTTGAGTGATAAAGAACCAATGCGAGCAAATCCAAAGAAGGCAGGTAAATAATCATGGCAGTTAACTCATCACGTTCAATGAACGCTTCACTAGATGCTGGTGCAACAGACGGTAAGTATCGTAAGGCTCGTCCTGATACTGAAGTTGTTGCAGGTGCAGGCACTGAAGAAACTTTGGCTAATCGCCAAGCACTACACCCATTTCTTAACTATGGTTTTGCAACTACTGAACATCCAAATAAGGTAAACCCTGGTAAGTAAATGACGAAAAAAAGACCTCGTGGCATTGGTGCTAAAGCAGGTAAAGGTGGAGCAAAGCAAGTAAGAGTTGAGTTCACCGAAGAACGTAAAGAAGGTGGTGGGGCAAAGCCTAACCGTAAAAAAGGTGGCAAAGTTAGAAGACCAATTCCAACCGTTGGTGGTAGGAAGCGTCGCGTTCAAATAGATTAATTAACGGTAGACTTACCGTTTACTAAACAAGGAGTAATACATGGGCCAAATCCCTCTATTGGGTTCTCGTAAATCTGATGACCACAACTCTGGTCCAGTCATTCGTCTTTTGCACTGCAAAGTGTGTAACAGTATTGAAGAACTTCCACCTTACACAGGTGCTCCAGAACAAGACTACTTATTAGAAATTGCTTGCGAAAAGCATAAGTTTCCTTCTGGAGAAGAACATAAAGGATTGCTCTTTATTGTTCCAGTAAAGGCGTGGGCTAATACAGATGCTCGCAAAGATATGATTCGCCAAATTAAAGGTGGTGGCTCTAAAGGCCTTGACGAAATTGACTCTACTTTCTACGATACTAAGAGTCAATTTGGTGAAGATGCCATGAACTGCTGGAAGAGCAGAAATAGACCACAAGACAGTTGCCCTGATTATCAGACTGACAGCAAGAAACTTGTGCCTAATACAAAAAAGGAAAGAAAAGAGTTAGGATTAGACACAACGATGGCAGGACCAAAAAATTACTTGTGTCATTTTTGTCCAATCCACGCTAAGGTAGTCCAACGTAAACGACAACTGATGGGAATGTATGACTAACATGGAAAACGCTAACCTAGACCTCGATTTCTACTTTGTTGTAGGAGTTGAAAAAGACGGAAATATCCAAACTTACAAGGAGTTACCTTCAAACGTAACTACTGAACGTCAAGCATCAACGTTTGACATTTACAAAGTTGCAAAAGAGATTGTCTCTGACATTGAGGCTTCACTACTTGCAGACCGCGTAGTTGCTGGTGTTATGAATGCTATGGCACAACGTGACATGACAGTTCAAGAAAGAATTGCTCAAAACCTAAAAGAACGCGGTGTTGAGTTTGACGCAAGCAACGGTCAAGAAGTTTCTTTTTCAACCGACCCTGTTGAAGCAGAAGTTGTAGAAGACTAAAATGGTTGCCATTGAGATGTCTTGTGCTTGTGGGGCTTCGCTAAGCCTTACAGGAGACAAAGAAGAGACTGAACAACTATGGCATCTCACACATAGGTTTACCAACGCTCATACAGTTTGTGGCTTCATTGATGCTCCTGCTGTAGATAAAGAGCGACGTGTTCCTATGAAAAAGCACTTCTTCAAGCCGATAATTGAGGACGATGAAGAGTAAAATAAAAGCATGAACCGCAACGATGCTTTAACGCGAGTGGTTGGCTCAGTAAACATTTCTGAGGCAACCACTTCGTATTTTTCTAACCCTGAAAACGAGTTAGACCCTATTTTATTCCAAGGACAGACTGTAAAGCCATGGATTCGTAACAGTCTTTTAAGAATGATAAAAGATTGCTTAGACACAACTTATAGGTCACAAGAATCTTGGGCAACTGCGTGGTTAGCAGGTTCAGGTGTTTCTTACCAATGGAAAGTGCAACGTTCACCTGCAGACCTTGATGTATTAATCGGCGTGGATTATTTAACCTTTCGACGAAGTAATCCTGAATACACGCAGTTATCTGATACTGAAATTAGCAAGATGATAAACGATGACTTTCGCACCAAACTTATGCCCAACACTAAAAATTGGGAAGGCTATGAAGTCACCTTCTACGTAAACCCTGGTGCTACAGACATTCGTGTTATCAAACCTTATGCTGCTTACGATTTAACACATAGTGAGTGGACAGTGCACCCTGACCCACAAGCACAACCAAAAAGTAATAGAGCATGGGAAGACGCAACACTTCGGGATAAACAAAAAGCCGTTGAGTTAGTCTCTAGGTATTCAACTGCAACTACAACATTACAAGCAGCCACTAACCCTGCTTCTCGAAGAAACGCTGAGTCACAATTACTTACTGTTTTAGAACAAGCATCTGCTTTGTGGGATGACATCCACAGTAGTAGAAAGAAAGCCTTTTCTGAAGCAGGAGAAGGCTACGGAGATTTCTACAACTACCGATGGCAGGCAGGAAAAAAACTGGGGACTATTGCAGTTCTTCGCGTTATGAAAGATTACCTAGATTCTTTTAAAGAAACCGATGAGTTAGAAACTTACGGCGTAACACTTCCAGATACACAAACACTTATTCGTAGAGCAGCGACATACAGAACAGGCAGATAACTTGAACATACTCGTAGCATTAGAAGGTGTATTAAGTTCGGATAACAGTGATAACCCAAGCAGAGTCGGTGCTATGGTTTATTACGGATTTAAACCTGCTCATAGAGTTGCAATTTTTACTTCTTGGAGTAAACCTCAAGCAGAGCATTGGCTAAACGTAAATGGGTTTGTTGGTTATGACGAACTCATTGACAACACCTATGACCTTATTGGTGATGAGTTGGCTCAACGCCAAATTACCGTTGCACGGTCAAGACAACAGGTAGAACTCTTGGTCACTGGTGACCCAAAGTTGGCAGCATGGGCATTTGAGCAAGGGCTACCTTCTTTAGTATTAGCCCACCCAGACACAATGCTTGTGCAAAATCGTCCCGATGCCCCAAAGAAGATGCGGGCTTGGACAGACATTGAAGACGTAATCACCAAAAGAAACATCAAGCGTTCTTTAGACATGTCTAAAGACGATGATGGTGCTCTTTTTAGATTTGATGACTAATTATGAACATTATCTACGGGGGCACCGAAGTTGGCAGCAACCGAACGCTGCTCGAATCCATGGGTGTTACCCGCATGGCACTTTCTTTTTACGCTTTAAAGAAGCGTGGATTACCCCAAAAGAAGTTATGGCTAGTCTCTGAGCACTTCCTACCTACACTAGACATCTTGGTAGATTCTGGCATTGCCCAGGCTGAACGTGATGGGCTGTCTAAAGAGGAACTAACTTCTTTAGGGGCTGAATACCAAGAGTTTGTCGCCAATAACCTGGATTCTATTCTGGGGTTTGTTGAAGCAGACTCTCAGACCCTAGGGTTAGATTGGATTCTCCAAGAGCGGGCTTCCTTTGAGCATGACCCTAAATTGTGGGTTGTATGGCATGACTCCTACGGGCTTCCAACCCTGCGAGAATGGGCTAGACGTTACTCAAATATCGCCATACCCCACGCCACTATTGAAGCCTCTACGAGCCTTGCAGGGGTTACTAGAGGGCTGTCTAGCCAGTATGGGACGAAGTTCCACGCCCTAGGCTCAGCCAAGCCTGATAACCTTCGTCAGATACCGTTTACAACCGCTACGACCCTATCGTGGCTATCTCCCATGAGAAATGGGGAGACCATAATTTGGGACGGAACTAAAATAGTTCGGTATCCCAAGAAGATGATGGGGCAAGCGAGAAAACGCTACTCGTCAGTAATAGCCAAGGCTAATTTAGACTACGATGCGTTCTTAAAGAACAATGGGGTGGAATCCTCTAAGGTTGCAGTCTGGTCATACCAACAGTTGGAGAAATCAATGGACAAGAAACGCCCCGACCTTCACATAATTGAGGGGGGAAAAGAGCCTCTGTTATCTGATAACAGTGAGACACCCCTACTAAGCACTTTCGCGGAAACATGGGGTCACCCTTCTGATAACAGTGACCTAGAGATGCGGAAAGATTCTGCGGTAGAAGAGCCTAAAAAGTTGATTGAAAGAGACCCTGAAGAGGTCACAAGCCTACCTGTCTTTGGCTACAAGATGAAGACGATTGTAGACACAGATGACGAGGGAAATGACGTTCTAAAAGAAGTCCCTCTAGTCCAAACTACTGGCACTTCTTTACGCCAATGTGACACCTGTTTTGTTGCTTCGAACTGCCCAGCCTTCAAACCACAGAACTCCTGTGCCTTTAACCTACCTGTTGCTATTCAGACTAAAGAACAGTTAAAAGCCCTATTAAATGCCGTTATAGAGATGCAAGGAGCACGAGTTGCCTTCTCTCGGTTTGCAGAAGAGTTAAACGGAGGTTACCCTGACCCCAATACTTCGCAAGAGATTGACCGCCTTTTCAAGTTAGTAAAGGGTATGAAAGAGTTGGAAGAGAACCGCGAGTTCATTAGAATTACAGCAGAACGACAGTCTTCAGGAGGGGTGCTTTCAGCCATCTTTGGAGACCGAGCACAGGCACTAAAAGACCTTCCAAATGGGGGTTTGAACGAAGCAGAAACTACGAAAATTATTCAACAAAGCCTAGAATAGTTATCTGATAACAGCAGGTGGAGAGACGTGGAACAAGGTGGGGGAAAATGGAGGCTTATTGTCAGGTGCATTAACATGATTTACCCAGCAAACTTCTACCTCTAATCTTCCTAAATCTTCCCTCCCGAAAGGTCTTTCAATGTCATTTTTGTCTTTTAATCTTAACGAGGATTTTGTCTCAGGCTTCCGCTCAAAGAAGCCTCCTTTTGGCTACACCGATGCTGCTGGTAATTCTGTCGGGGAGATAACCTTCTTAAGAACCTATAGCCGTCTCAAAGAGGACGGAACTAAGGAGACTTGGGTTGACGTTTGTGAGCGTGTAATCAATGGAATGTATTCCCTACAGAAAGACCACGCTAAATCCCAGCGTCTACCTTGGAATGACTCCAAGGCTCAGTCTTCGGCAAAAGAAGCCTTCGAACGTCTTTTTGAATTAAAGTGGACTCCACCTGGTCGAGGACTTTGGGTAATGGGAACTTCTTTAGTAAACAAGCACCGCAACTCAGCAGCACTACAAAACTGTGCTTTTGTCTCTACCGTCGAAATGACCAAAAACAACCCCGCCAAACCTTTTGCTTTCCTCATGGAGGCTTCAATGCTAGGCGTGGGTGTGGGCTTTGACGATAAGGGAGCGGATAAAGACTTTACTATCTATGAGCCTTCTAAAGCAGAGGCTAACTTTCAAACCTACGTAATCCCTGATACTCGTGAAGGCTGGGTCGAGTCTGTAACTCTTCTTTTGAACTCTTACTTAAAGGCTGACCAACCACGTTGGATTTTTGACTACTCTCTGATTCGCCCTGCAGGTGCACCTATCAAAATCTTTGGTGGCACTGCTGCTGGACATGAACCTCTTTTGAGACTGCACGATTACCTTTATAAGATGTTTGAAAATCGGGCTGGTGAAAAGGTCACTCGTAAGGACATAGCAGACATTGGAAACCTTATTGGAGTCTGTGTTGTTTCAGGCAACGTCCGTCGTTCCGCAGAACTTCTTATTGGACGTATTGATGATGAAGATTTCCTAAACCTAAAGAACGCAGATGTCTACCCTGAGCGTAACTCCTATGACCCTAAAAATCCTGGTTGGGCTTGGATGTCGAACAACTCTGTAGAAGCAACTGTTGGCTCTGATTACTCTAAAATTGTTGACGGCATTATTCTTAATGGAGAACCAGGAATTGTTTGGCTAGATGTTTCAAGAAAATACGGAAGACTTGCTGACCCTATCAATAACAAAGACCACCGTATCGCTGGCTACAACCCTTGTGCAGAGCAAAGCCTAGAGTCTTTTGAATGTTGCACCTTGGTGGAGACGTATCTCAACCGCCACAAAAATAAAGAAGACTTCTTAAGAACTCTAAAGTTTGCTTACCTATACGCAAAGACCGTAACTCTTCTTCCTACACACTGGGAAGAGACCAACGCAATCATGCAACGCAATCGTCGCATTGGAACTTCAGTTTCAGGCATGGCTAACTTTGCTGACAATAAAGGCTTACCTGTTTTGCGTGATTGGCTTAACGAAGGCTACAAACTTGTGAAGAGTTACGACAGCACTTACTCAGAATGGCTTGGTGTTCGTGAGTCAATCAAGATGACAACGGTAAAGCCTTCAGGAACAGTTTCAATCCTTGCTGGAGAATCTCCAGGAGTTCACTGGGCTTCAGGTGGTAAGTTCTTTAACAGAGCAATTCGCTTTGCTAACTCTGACCCAATGCTTCCTCTTTTCAAAATGGCTCAGTATCGAGTTGAGCCTGCTTCTGAATCTCCTGAAACAACTTCTGTTGTCTTCTTCCCGATTAAGACAGAGGCTAAGCGTGCTGAAAAAGAAGTTTCAATCTACGAAAAAATGGACTTAGCAGCAACTGCTCAGTTCTACTGGAGCGATAACTCTGTATCAGTTACAGTAACTTTCGACCCTGAAAAAGAAAGTAAAGAGATTGGAACGGCTTTAAGAATGTTTGAGGGAAGAATGAAAACTGTTTCGTTCTTGCCGATGGGTAACGCTGTGTATCCACAAATGCCTTACACGCAGATTACTGAACAAGAATACGAAGATGCAACTATGAAGTTGTTCCCTATTGACCTTGAAGGTGTTTATGCAGGTATGGCTTCAGACGCTATCGGTGAGGCTTACTGCACTACAGATGCTTGTGAAGTTAAACTTATAAAAGAAGGTTAATTACTTCTTTTTGTTTTTAGGTGCTGGAGTTCTGGCACGCTTTTTAGCAAGTTGTGCTTTTTGGGCTGCAGCAGTTCTATCTTTACTTGCTTTGGCTTCTGCTTCACGCTTTTTTGCTGCGTCATTAACTTCTTGCATAGGTATAAGTTCACGAGAGGCTTTGATAATGTGAGGCTTGTTGTTTACAGTTGCTGTAACAATAGTTATCTTGTGGTCAGGGTTTTGTGGGTGTCTTCCAGTATGACGTGTTTGTCCATTACCTAGGTCTGTTTTAGTTCCTCGCTGAACTACGTAGTTTGCTTCGTCAGGAGTTGGTTTGTTCTCAGTTGCCATAAGAAAATGATACAAAAAAACCCCCCACAGCAGTTGCTGTAGGGGGTTTTTTTACTTACCTAATCGTGTTTTTGCTTCGTTAGACTTAATACTGGAGTATCCAGTCTTCTTTTTATTCATACTTCCTGGAACTTTGCCACCAGGACCTTTATGATTGGCTTTACGAACTTCAAGACTTGCTTGTATTTTATCTAGGTGTTTGCCCATGTTTATTTCCTCCTCATAGTTGTAGGTTACAGCAAAAAGCCTTCTGCTATCAACACAGAAGGCTCTTTACTTACTGCTTGTATTACTTCGGAAACTTCTTTAGCCATTCTTGTGCACGAGGGGTCATACCCTTCCATGCAGACCAATCAGTTCCGCCCTTGCTCATGTAATAAGCAATTTGGGCATTTGTCACAGGGTCTAACAACATCGCGTTAGATACCATGCCGAACTTCTCCCTGCGTGAGTCTCCTACTTCTTCAATCATGTTTATCTGAAAGATTCCGTAAGAGTTATCTCCTGTCTTCTCGTTGCCGTTGTAGGCATGAGAACGACAGTTGCTTTCACGCATGACGATAGCCCATGCTTGTTCTAAGGCTTTGCCTTTGAACCCAACTTCTTTTAAAAGCCCTTTACATTCTACGTGAGAGAGTTTTACCTTGTTACGGTAGTTCTCTAACTTGTCTGAAGGGGCTTTTATTTTTAGTTCTTTTTCGACTGAGGATTGGAGTAAAGGAACTGGCTGTGCCTCTACTGCTTCTGTGGGAATTGTTCCTAGGGCTTTTGCTACAACAAAGCCACTACAAAACAATGCCCCTGCTACTGTCATAATTGCTATTGCAATTACTTTCTTTCCACGTTGTGTTAGTCGCATAGTTTCTCACCTTTCTCCCAACAGATACTCGTCCGCAAGTTCCCCTGCTTTCGACTGCTGGTGACGGATACGGTGTAAATACCGCTCCGTAGTTGTGATTGACTGATGACCCAAACGTTCCTTAACCTCATGCACATCAACACCCTTCTTTAACAGTTGAGTGGCGTTTGCATGTCTTAAGTCGTGCGTTTTTGGATACCAACCAATACCTGACTTTTCTATGGCTTCGTTCCAAATGGTTCTCCACTTGGTTCGACTGAGGTGACCTGAGCCGATACTTTGGCTAAGGCTGTCTCTGCCTTTTGATTTGTCCTTTCTGTATTGTTTGCGATAATCCTTTATCGCTTGTTTACACAGGTCACACCTGCACTTTCCCACGTTGTAAGCGTAAGGAGTTGCATGGTTGAAGACCCTACCTTTGACAGTAAAGGTCTCGTTAGTTCTTATGGAAGAACTACCTGCATGAATTAGTTTACCAACTTCGATGGTGTTATTGCCAAACAAGAGGTCATTATTAGATAACTTTTTATCTGCTATAAAGGCTTTTAACGTCTTTAAGAGAGTTGTGCTAATAACTACTGTTCTTTTATGATTGTTTTTAGTTGTATGCACTACTAAAAAACGCGACCCATTATTTGCATCTTTACCAATGTCGCATACAGTTCTACGAATGTAAACTTCTTTAGACTTAAAGTTAAAGTCTTTCACCCGTAACTCTGTTGCTTCTCCAAAGCGACAGCCTGTTGCAATTAAAAACTGAGCAAACAACTTTGCTCCGTCTGTAGGCAACTTGGCAACTATTTGCTTGAAGTCGTCAGGCTCTAACGTAATGAATGGGTCAGTCTGAGGCACTTTCACCCTAACCCCATGCGTAGGGTTTGCCACCATTCGCTCATCTTGAACAAGCGGACGGAAAGCAGACCCCAAGGCAATCTTCACATGGAGAACGGTGGAAAGGCTTACGCCTTCTTGAATTAGTTTTTCAAAAAGGCTACGAACATCACGTTTTGTTATAGACAAGACCTGCTTATTTCCTAAAGAAGGAATGACATACTTCTTTAACGAAGTCTTGTAGGTTTTTTTAGTTATTAAGCGAACATCTGTTCTAATCAACCATTCCTCTAGGTATGCCTCTAAGGTTTGGTTAGATTCTGACTCATCAACTGACAGCCCACCTTCCGCAAGAATTGCAGAGGATAAGGCTTTGGCTCTTGAGTCAAACGTGCCTGCGGACACTACGCGATTATTTTTGTTGCGGAAGTAACCTGTGTGACGTTTATTTCGGGTAATTACATAAGCCATACACTTGCTCCTCTCTCGTTTAGTAAGTGTTAGTTATCTTGTTTTTGAGGCAACCTTCTTCTGCTTTGAACCCAAGCCTCTGCGGTTTCCGATTTCCACACAGGAGTCCTCCCGAAGTAAGTATCGGGTTTGGGAAGGGTGTTTAAGTTTCGATAGAGATAGTTCTTTAACGTGTTCTGACTTATCCCTGCTTTTTCTGCCAAGTCTTTTTGAGTTAGCCACTCTTGCATTTGTTGCTCCTTTCTTGAGCATGGTTACATCTTACCCAACTCGGCATGGGCTTTGATAACGGCAGCATGATTTTTCATGATTTCTGTAAGTTCTTTTGAAGCCTCCAACATGGTGTCTAAGAACCGTCCTGCTGTTAAATAGTTAGCAGGTTGATAGCCTGAGTCAAGCATGTCCGCATAGATTTGGACAGCAAGTTTCAAAGACTCTCCACACAGGCTTAGTTGACCAGCAAACTTTAAGTCTTCTTTAACAGTATTGGTCATTTGTTTACCCGCTCACTTTGCAAGATTCGAATAGTTCTTATAAGTTCTTTATTAACTCTAAGAAGATTGCGATGAGCATTAACAGAAACAACCATAACTATGCATGAACATACAAGCGCAATCATAATTGCCAATAGGTCAGTTGTTTGTAGATACATGGGGTTCTCCTTCTTTAATCATAGTTTCTAACTCTTTAACTAAGAGTTGTTTCTTCTTTAGGTTTTCTTTTAGTTCTGCAACATACTCAGATAAAACAGGAGGATACACAGTTATCTCTCTACGAGAGTTCACTCGCAATACTTTCCAATCTCCCATGTCATAACCTGCAACGAGTTTGTCTGCTTCTTCAGGGTCAAGCCAAAAGAAGATTTCATCATCAAGTGGGTGTTCATCTTCTCTGCCTTCCCACTCTGCTTGCTTTACCGCAAACATAACCTTGTCTTCGTTTAAGGTCATTTGCTTTGTTACTGGTTCTTCTTTCCAACGAATAGTTGCTTTGATTACAGATAGTGTTGTCATAGAGAAATCCTTTCTTCTTTAAGGGTTGGTTGATGGTGTGCTAACCACCAAGTTTTTGCGTATTCCAAAGTAGTGTCATTGAATTGATAGCACCACTTTTGTTTATGAGTATGGTGTGCATCTAAATCTTGATTACCTGAGAATAGAACTACTTTTCCACCATACTGGTTTATGTCCATGAGTATGTTGTCTGCAGGTATTCCCCAGTCAAGTAACTTGCCTACCCAATCTTTTACTCGGTCTTGTCTGCAAGGTATGCAAGAACACTTGTGTTCTGTTTGATGTTTTATCATACGATAACCCCATAAATAGGGATTTCAGGAAGTGGTGGAATAACTTCTTCTAGGTCTGTTAAAGAATAACTAGCAGACTTAACCTTTGTGGAATAGTTAGGAAGTTGTTCCAGTTCTTGTTCTCCCATTTCAACACGTCTTACCCAGTCTTCTGCTTCTTCTTTAGAGTTAGCGTCAAACGTTATAATTCCATGATTTTCTTCGGCGTATCGAACTACGTATCTTGTCATGTTGCCTCCTATGCTTTCTTGTAGGTATAACTTACGGTATAGGTTTGAGTGTCTCTGTCATAGACACGAATTGAAGGGCACTTCTTGCCCCTAACTTTGTTAATGCACTTGAATACTGCAGGAGTATCTGTGCATTCCCAATGGTGTTCGTGACACTTCTTGCAATTATTTTCATCGCAGTCACGATAGGTAATTTCAAGGCAGGCTTCACAATAGGTTGCAAAGCATTCTCCACCCTTATGAAAGTTCCAGTAAGAACAATCTCTCCATGACTCTTCAGCGTTACAACACTTACTAAGCGTTGGCACTCCTGTGCTTAACTCTCCTGTTTTCATGAAGACACCTTGATACAGAAGTTCTCTTCATCTTTCCATGGAAGTGGTGTGATGAAATAGCCGATACGGTTTACAACTGCACGTCCATTAACTATGTAAGTGCCTCCGTTGTCTCCGTCAACAAGAGTCCATACGTTGTGGTAATCGCAAGCGTAAACAAAGGCTTGCTCTTCTCCGTATGTCTCATAAAGAATACCTACACCATTTTCATCTTGCCATGAAGCGTTTTCAACAAGCGTGTTCCCTATCGGCTTGTATGTGTTTTGCCATTTATCGAGAGTGATACGGCGTTGCTTAGTTGCTGTTGCTAGTTGTGTTTTCATGTGTTGCCTCCTTTTTTTGTGTTGGGTATTTGATACGAGTTAATGCACGTGAGTTACCAGCAGTTTTTCTGTATCCGTAACGAACCAAACGCAGGTTAATTGCGCCAACAGTTAACCCAAGTTCTTGTGCGATTGTGTATGTGCTAACTCCTAAGAGAGTCTGCTCATGAATTAAGCGTGTGAACTCTTCTGCTTCTGTTCTGTTCTTAGACCCCTTGCCTCTAAGAAGAGTGGCAGTTGCATGAAGTTCTTTAAGAACTTTTAGTGCTTCAGGGTCAATAGGAGTTTTCCTATAAACAACCTTCTTTATACGAGCACGCTTTGGAACTGGTTGACTAGCAACTGAGAGCATGAGTTGGAACGGTTCTCGTTCGAGTTTATCTACGATTAACCTAATCATCTCTCGTGTTACACCAACAGCCTGCCCGATACT